CTGTAGCTTGCTCTTTAGCCATTTCAAGTTGGATGCGTTGCTGTTCAATCTGCTGTTGCATCTGAGCCATCTGTTGCTGTTCTGGTGTTTGTTGTTGACTTTGACGAATACGCTGTATCATTTCTTCACGATTTGCCAAGTTCATGTTCTCAACAATACTTTCAATCAGCATTGAATGCGTTGGACTATCAGCAGGCATTGTCTGCAACAACTGAACAAGCTGTGTTACTTCATACTCACGTGCCATCATACCAAGAGTTGACGTAGGAATGAATTTAAAGTCCTGTGCAGGATATAACTCAGGGTTGTATTGCATGTAACGCCAAGCAGTCTTTTGTACCATTGGTATAAGGAACATTTCTTGGAAGTTGATTAGAGTACGCTTGTGACGCTTTATAATCGCTCCAAGTGACATACTAATACCTGCGGCAGTAGCTTCGCCATTAACGCCTCCTGCAACGCCTGAAGAGTCTACAGCGCCTGTAGCCTGTTGCACCATCTGTTCTAACTGGCCTGCCTGAGCAAACGTTACTTGTCCTACTTGACCAAAGTTAAATGGCTGTAGCACTTCTGCCGGATTACCGTTAGTTAAGAATATCTTACCCGGTCTTACTTCTGGCTTCATACCTCGTGGTAAGCGTGACGCATCAATAGCCATCATTGGATGGATGGTTAACGCTAACGCATCAATGCGAGCACGTAATTCTGTATCTAGGGCTTTCTGTGAATTATAACCTTTCTCACAAACACCTCGACCCCAAAAGCGATTAGGCACAACGTCCCAAGGGAATGCTACGATAGGACGGTCTTGCATCATGTAAGGGTTTTCTTCCACCTTCATAAGCACACCGTTAGCAATAATAACAATTGCTTCTACGTATTCACTTTCTTCTTCGTTTTCTGTTAAATTAACAACTTCTTCATCTTCATTTTCAATAAGAGCGTCGTTAAATAAATCACGAGGTACTAAGCCATAATACTTAGTTAGCCTAACTTTATCTTCTGGATGGTGACTAAGTTCTTTATCAACCTCTAAACTAGAGTCTGTAAAGGCTATACCAATATCTTCATCACGATACACACCTTGTTCTTGTAACATCTTAACCTGATGTGTAGGTACAAACTGGTCAACTGCACAGCCTAAAGCGTCTTCTACTGTAGATGCTATAGGGTCGATAAGGAAGTTCTGTGGTAGTATAGGGTTTAGTTTCACAACGAAACGGTCTTGTATCTCAACACCCACAGCCTGCATAGCGCCTTCCATAATAGGCTGTGTAGCAGGTTTCATTTCTTTAACTTCTTCAATAACAAGCTCACCGATACCTGTACCGTAGATAGCACCGTTAAGAATACATTCAGCAACAGTCTTACGTGTCTTAGTGAATGAGAAGTCTTCTTGTAGTTGTGTACGTAACTGTTGGATGTCTACAGGGTTTTGGTCTGCTACATCGTCACGTATGTCAAACCACTTGCCACGTCCAAACGTTGCTTCTTCTACTTCGGCTACTGAGCTTTCTACTGCTTGCTGTAACGCAGGAGCAATAAGCTTAGAACGTTCTGATTCACGTAAGGTGTCAGAGCCATCCCATATACCACGCCACAGGCGGAAGTATTCTTCGTGCTTGTCTTCATAGTTTGATTCATAATGCTCTCGCCACTCTTCACACTTGTCCAACACCCATGATTCTAGGGATTGTCCAATCGTAAAATCTTCATAATCTGCCATTTTTATTTCCTATATTAAATTAATAACCTGCTATGAGGTCGAGAGGTTCAAAGTCTTCTTCCATATCAATTAAGTCTGAATGGTAGGCCACTTTCGCCAACTGGTCTATGTAGGCTAATGAGTCTATTAAATCATCATGCACTAGGTGGTTAGGGAATTGAAACAACTGGTCTAGAAACTCACTGTTCCATTCACCCTTGTCGAGTGTTACCAATCCATTCTCAAACCTACCTTGTAACGCCCAAACAATCCTGTCTGTTTTCTTTTGGTTGCCGTGTGTTAACTCTTCTATTCTAAAGTAGCGGCTGTTTCTACGCATCATATCCGACAACGGAGACATCACAGCCTGTTTAGCTATACCACGTTCTATACCAACTGAAACAGGTCTGTAACGGTCTACAGCGTTGAATATCTTCTGAGCTGTTTCTTCTAACGTCCAACGACCATAGATGATGTCTTTTATATACCACCCATGTTCACTGACTTTCACAACACTGATTGCTGTACTATCCAGACGCTTGTTCTTCTTACTGTTAGACGATGGGTCGTTAAAGCCTGCTAAATCCACAGCAATGTAGTAGTCACCGATGTCAGGTTCTTCTTCGCTAAACTGAACCCAATGCTCTTTGAATATCTCCGAGCCTAGCGCTTCAAAGCTTGCCATAAATTCCTGACGGAACGCATAAGATGACATAGACTGTTTAGCTAAGTCAATCTCTTCAGGTTTGAGTGTTTCATTATCGTATGACGTAAAATGCCACGCCTTATAGCTCGTATCCTCTTCCTTGTCTGCATAGATGAATAAGTCATAGAAGTGATTCCTCCCCTTTGGCGTTCCAATAAACAACGCATCGCCCTGTCTATCCGCAAGTGCAGGACGTAATACTTCTTCCCATACCTGTGGCTTCATGTCAGCGTATTCATCCATTACAAGGTATTCTAAGCTAACACCACGCATTGTATCAGGCCTATCAGCACCTTTTAGAGATAACGTACTGCCATTAACCAACTTCATCTGCATGTTGTTAACGTGCTTGCTAGTGATAACAGGATGTGCTAGTTCTTCTAATACACCCCACATAATATCCCTTGCTTGTCCTTGTGTAGGGGCTACATAGAATATTGTAGACTTCTCAACCTGTAACGCACGTATAATCATAGACCATGCAGCTAAGCGTGATTTACCACAACGACGTCCGGCTGCAACGACTTTGAAGCGTGTATCATCACCAAACACTTGCTGCTGCCATTTAAGCAACTCTACGTTTAGTTCCATCAGTAAGCCCACACAACGTCAGCAGGGAAACGACTATCATAACGGTCAGCAATATCCATGTGTATAAACGCCTTGTTAATACCAAAGCGTGTTATGCCATGTTTCTTTGCCACTTCCATTATCTTGTATTTTTGTTGGCTGTTAGCTCTAATGTCTATAGCACAGCCCATTGCATGACTACCTGCTTTTTCTTTTCTTTTTTCAATCGAATGTTCAGGGGAACGATAACCACTGGTAACAACAAACGGAAAGCCACATTCTTCTCTAATAATATCTAACAAGTCTATAAAGACCTGTTCCATTCCTTCCTCGCCTGTTTCTTGACAACGTAACTCTTTAGCTGTAAAGTATTTACTTTCCATAATAACCTTCTCCTACTAAGTAACCCCACGCTTTTGCAACTATTTTAGGACTATCTTTTAGTAATCCGATAGCTGTATTGCAGTCATTACACAACAAACCTCTAACCTCATTTGTCGTGTGATTATGGTCTACATAAAATCTACCTGCTTTACTCTGTCCTCTAGGGTCAGTAGTTCCGCATATCTTACAGCAACCGTTTTGTTCTTTTAACAGGTCGTCATAGTCCTGTAAAGTTAAACCATACAGCTTTAGAGACTCTTCTTTTCTACAAGATTTACAGTGGTAGTGATAGCCATCTTCATTCTTTTTATTTTTATGGAAGTTGTCAAAGGACTGTTCAGTATTACACTTGCTACATGTTTTACTCGTCATTATCAATATCCTTAAACTCACCATCAACAACGTCATTACCAACTTTAACGTTAGGGACACCACTAATATTAATGCTAATAGAATTACTACCACCGTTTTTGATAACGTCTTTTTCAAAAGCCGCTACTGGTGCTATTCTGTCCATAACAAGCTTC